TTGCAGGACAGGCTGAAGCGGCTTGGCTATCTCGGCGAGCTGCGCGTTGAAATCTTTCCCGAAATCTTTCCAAGCTTTCTTCATCTGGTCGCCCGCGAGGATGGCGTTCAACCCGACCTGCGCGAGTCCAACGCCGACCCCGGCGAGTAGCCCTCCAACCGCGCCGAGCGCGCCAACGCCTGCGACACCGAACGCGAGCGCGCCCGCAGTCGCGACACCGAAGCCCTTCGAGACGTTACCGAGACTCGGGCCGATGCTCTCGCCGAAGCTCCTGCCGCCCTCCCTGCCGGCCGTGTCGCCGAACTTCCGACCGGCTTCGCGTCCGGCGTTCTCGATCTGCGCGTTATCGACCTCAGCCCGGACCTCGACGACAGCCGAACCTAGCTGAAAGTCTTCGTCCGGCATTACGCGCTCACTCTCTCGAAGACGCCGTCACCGGCCATGCTTGCCGCTTCCGCGTTACTGACGTACTCGCGCGCTCGCCCGTCCTGCGTCTTCGCTCTCTTCTGCTGCTCGTTCGCGACCCTCGCCGACATGACGCCCCCATACGCCGGTATACGTGTCGCGAATTTGCAGAACAACGGACCGGGCATCGATTCGAGATTGTCGACTCGATGGAACACCGAGAAGTCTGAACGGATGTCGTCGAGGTAGTCCGGTATCCACGCGACTTGCAGATACCGGCGTCTCAGTTTCCCGTCAGCTCCTCCATGCTTCCCATCGCTGCGGTCGAGACGACGTCGAAGATTGCCTTCAGATCAGCGGTGCGAAGCGTCTTGAGGCCGAGCAGTTTGTTGTATCCCTGCTGCCCGATACAGTCGATGAGCAGCCCGACCGTTGCGGCTTCAGTGCCGGACGCGCGCATCTCCTGCATGAAGCCGAGCAGTCGCCGCGCTTCGATCACCTTCGGAATCGAATACGTGACCCCGTCGATACGGAAGAGCTCGACCCGCTCGACCTCCGGCAACTCGTCGGCATTGCGCTCGTCGAAGTTGATAGTCACAGTGACGTGTCCTCTCGTCTGATTAAGCGGTGACGTCGTCGAGCACGATGTACGGCTTAATGCTCGACGAGACGTAGTGCGCAGCGAACGTCAGGTTGAACGCGCTCTGATCAGTGCGCGAGTAGTTGAACGTCACGTTGTCGGAGCTGCACACCTTGCGGACGATGACGCGACGGCGCTTACCGTTCGGCGCCCACCCGTCGATAAGCAGCGCGCCGTAGGTCATCTGCGTTGCCGAGTTGCTGACGTCCGGCTCGAAGTTGTTCACGCCGAGCTCGGTCGTGGCACCGACCGTGATCGTGCCGACGTTCGCGAGCGCGAGCTTCAGGTTGTCAAGCGTCGGCTCGGCAAGGCGCGTCTCAAAGGTGTCGTCCTGTTCGGTGACGCGCGAGCCGACGCGGTAGGTGATCTGGTCGACCGAGAGCTTCGTGACCTCGCGGTTCATGTTCCACGTCAGGCCGTCGAGCGTGCCACCGACGTCAGTCCATCCGACGCCCGGGGCGGCGTTCAGCGCGGCCGTCGTCTTGGCAGGCTCGGCCACGCCGAAGGCTCCGACCCAGATCGTGGCCGGTCCGTGGATCAGGTTCGTTGCAGTGACACCCATCGGTTACTTGCCTTCCTCGTGCGGCGTGGTCGGCGACTGCTCAGCCGGAGCCTCAGCCGGAGCCTGCTCGGTCGGAGCGTCGAACTTGATGAGTCCCTGCCGACGGAGGTCGGTGTACTCGGCCTGGTCGACGTTCTTCAGCGTCATGCCGATCGTGGTCTCGACGGTTTCGACCGGGTACTGCTCCGGCCATGCGGGCTCAGTGGTTGCCACTGTTGTGTCTCCTTAGACGGTTGACCAGTGCAGTTGCAGGTCGAAGGTGTACCGGGCGTGCCGGGCAGGGTCGCCTTCCACCCGCCGAGGCTCGGTGAGCAGAAAGGCCGAATGCACGCGCGCGGCGTCGTACTGCGCTGGCAGTTCGACGCGCATCGGCCGTGCCTCATCGGCGTAGTCGTAGGTCGCCACCCGCACGAGCTCGGCAAGATCGTTCGCGCGCCCCCACCGCGGCGAGCTGCCGGGCGAACTCACCCACGTGTCGACCTGCACCACCGGCCGCCGCATCGGCACGTACACCTGTGGAGAGCCGCCCACGATGGACACGGTCAGGAAGCCGTCAGCGAACGTCGCGACGTCTTTGGGCAGTGAGGTCGCCACCTTGCCGGCAGGGATGCCGTCGAGCGCCTGAAGCCACGCGACGGCGACGAGCTCGTTGTTGGGAAGGAACGGCACGGCTACTCGCCCTCTCGCCCGGCCGCGCCGCGCTGAAGTGCGTCGGCATAACCGAGCAGGCCGATGCTGTCGACGAGATGCGAGCCGGGCGACGCGAGGACGTATTGCACCCGCTCGCCCGTCTGAGTGGTCACGTCGGCGACCAGTACCCAGCGGTGCGCGACCTCGCCGCGGTCAATGAAGAGGCCATCTATGGCGTTGTCGGCAGCGTCGTCGATGTCGGGCAGCTCGGCGTCCGTCATCAGAAGCCGAGACCTTCGGCCGCGGTGCGCAGCCGGTAGAGCGCCGGGCGCATGAACGGCTGAGCGGCCATGCGGCTCGTGCCGAGCTCGACGTACACGGCGTAGTCGACGTACTCGCCGGAGGCCGCGAACTGCCCACCGCATTTGACGTGCCGGACCATCTCGGCCGGCTTCTCGACTCGGATCGTGCCGACCATGTCCCCGGTGTCGACCGGGGCCGTGCGGCGCATGTCCTCTGCGGAGAGGTCGGCAAGGCGCTCGACGAACGCGTCGGAGCGTCGGTGAATCTCGGCGATACCGCCACCGTTCGGCGTGAAGCGAACAGCCACCGACGCACCTCCCGTTTACCGGCGAAGTCGAGCGCGCCCCACGTGATCGTTTACGGATCGAAGGCGCAGGTCGAGCGTAGCTTACGAATCGGAATTGTCACCGGTCGACAGGCGCGTCGCCGAGCATCGGACGTCCACCCGCTGCGCGAACGGCAGTGGTCGGCTCACGGTGTCGACGAGATAGATATAACCGGTAGTGGTGTCCACTGCCCGATCGCCTTCGCGGACGTCCGTTCCCGGCCGGAAGCGCAGCGTGCACGTCTCGATGAACGCTTCGTCTCCTGCGCTGGGATTCGTAGTTCGCTGCAAGGATTCGACTAAGGCGCACGGTTGGCTCGTCAACACCGGAGTCGTCATCGCGTCCACCGGATCGCCGTACGGGTCGGTCTCCTGACCCCGGAACACGTTCACGCGCGTATTCGGATGAAATTGCGTCAAGGTCGCCGCCCGTCAAGAAAATGCACGCAGCCGTTGCGATAACGGCGCCGACTGCAATACCGAATGCAAAAGCTGTTACGAGTAAAGAGGTATCCATTCCTGCCCGTCGCGCTCGTCGTCACGTTCGTAGACGACATTATCGCGAGCAGCTTGGATACCGTCATACCGGTCGCCCGGCCGGTTGCCGGTGAACACCGATCGCGACCGGCGCCAGGGAAGCTTGTTGAGGCAGCGCGCCGCCAGTGGCGCAAGATACTGCGCATCGTCGCCGGAGAACTGCGTACTCACGCCGTCCTGCGAGAGCGTCTGCACATCGACGCGCGCATCGATATCGATCTGTGTAGCCATCCACGCGGCCTGCCAGGACACCGCGCGGTTCAGCAGCCGGAGCGTCTTCGCCGACTGATCGGCATCCGCTTCCGGCGTCGTCTCGGCGAACAGCTCGATAATCGCCTGCGCCTGCGCGACCTGATCGGCCGTCACGGTCCGCCCGGTCAACGCGAGCACTTCGGCTTCGGTCGCCCACGCCATCAGAGCACAACCGTTCCGGTGAGGACGTCGACCGGCTTAACGGCGTCGTCCATGTTGCGCGAGCGCAGGAACTCCTGAATCGCGGTCAGCTCTTCCATGTTGACGACGCGCGCACGCTTGCCGCGACCGGACAGCCACACCGTGGCGTCGCCCTCGCGGAGCTTCACCAGCGACGCGCCATCGATGAAGCCGAGCCGCGTGAAGATGCCGGGCATGGGGACGACCGGCTTACGCCACGTTCCGGCGAGCACGGCCGAGATGTCGTCGAACAACGTGATTCGCGTCAGCTCGTGCCCGCGCCGGATGCTGACGTGCAAGTGCCGGTCACCGGAACTGCCGACCTTGACGCCCGCAAAGTTGTACTGCTCGTGCTCGATGTTGAAAAAGTCGATGTAACCCGTGGGGTAGTCCGGCGTGCGGCAGAGCTGCAAGAGCGCGGCCTTACCGCCCTCGGGCAGCACCGTGTCTTTCGCGTAGACGACACCGCGCACCTTGCCGCCCGAATGCCCGGTGTGGTCGCCGTGCTTTTGCAGGTGCGACTTGTTACCGATGGTGCCGAGGTTGACCCACCCGTAACGCTTCCCCTGGTTCAGCATGTCCTGCACCGGCTGCGACGCAACCCAGCGCACGAGCGTCCCGGGTGCGGGAGGCCACGAGTCCGAGCCGGCCGGGCGGACATAGCTGCCCGTGAGATTGCCGCGTGCACGCAGCGTGTCCGCCTCAGCCATGGGTCAGCCTCCGACCACTGCCGCCGTCGCGAGCAGCGCGAGCGGCAGCCACGCAAACAGCACGAACGCGAGATAGCCCATCAACGCCGGCCCGCCCACGAACAGGGCAACCAGCTTGTTCCGAGTGTCGTCGTGCACGGTCAGCCTCCCGCCTCGTCGAACGCCCCGTGATGGGGATCGTTCTCGTCGTCGTACTGCGGCGGCTCGCACTCGGCCACCGTCTCGAAATCGCTGTCGGGCATGTCGTGGAACACCAGTTGCCCGTCGTCGTCCGGCTCGGCGACCGCGGTCACTTCGAGCTCGACTCTTCAGCAGCGGGGGTGCCCGGAGCGGGCTTGCCCTTCTCGCGCACCCGCTCCGGGTCCTCGCCCGCCTCGGTGTACCGGGCGTCGCCGGTCCGCGGCGAGAGCTGTTCGGGATCGACCGGCGTCCGCTCGTCGGCCGGCGTCACGCCGTCGCGCCAGACCTCCTGCGCGTCGATCACGTTCACGGGCGCGTCCTCGTGCCACGCCGGGAGCACCGGCACGCGGTAGGTCAGCACGACGCTCTTGCCGTCCGGGTGCGGCTCACTGCCGACGTACTCGACGTCACCGGTCACGCGCAGCCCGACGTTCACGGCCTCCTGCGTGGTGCCGGTGAAGTTCGGCGTGTGGTCATACCCGGCGCCGAAGTCACGCGCCTTCAGCACGAACTGCTTCGTGAACGCGTCGGACTCGTCGCCGTCGATGTTCTTGGACGCCACGGTCTCGCCCACCTCATCGCCCTGCTCACGCTGCTCGGCGACGGTAGTGCCCTTCGCGACCGACTTCGGCTCGGCCGAGCTGTCGGGCGGGCGGGTGGTCGGCTTCGAGTCCGACTGCTTCGTGTCCGGCTCGTCCTGCTTCTTGGTGGTCATGCCGTGCACCTTCCCACGTACCGAGAGGTTGACGCGCCCGGCCGGTCACGGGCAGGCAACCGGCCGGGCGCGAGTATCAGGAGGTGGTCGGGCGCGCTTCGAGGACGGCGATGCCGTTCTCGTTGCCGACCGCGAAACCGCGGCGCGACCGGGCCTTCAGCAGGTTCTCGTCCGTGAGGAAGCCGACGCCCGTGTCCGCGCCCGCGACCTTGTACTCCGGCCCCGACCGCTTGCCAAGGATGAGCAGGTCACGGTTGCCGACCACGAGCAGCCGGTTACCGGTCGGCGACTTCGAGGCGGTCGCGTTCATGCGGGCGCCGACGCTCCACTGCACGGGGTAGCCGAAGAACGTCATGTTCCCCGCGGCCGTGTCGGTGGCCGGGGTGTCGACACCGACGAGGATCGGGCGGCCGTTGGAGTCCTTCATACCGCGCGCAATCGTCTTGAAGTACGGGTGCGCGACGACGACGGCGTTCGCCTCGTCGAAGTAGTCCGAGCCTTCGAGCAGGCCGAACAGCGCGACGAGGTTGTCGTACGTGACGTTGATGTCGCCGATGGTCTGGCCGGAAGCCTTGACCAGGCTGGACTGAATCAGGTTCGCGTTCGCCGTGTAACCGGTCGCCGCGTTCGTCGTAGTGATCGACTTGTACACGGAGGTGAACGGGACCGTGGTGCCGTTCTCAGCAGCGGTAACGCCGATGGTGGCGTTGTCCAGGAACTTCGCGTACGAGATGGCCCATTCGCGCTTCTTGGCCTCAATGATGCCCTCCGGCACGTCCGCGATGTCCTCGTCGGCAATACGCACGGCCGAGCCGAGCTTCCGCGCCGTAAGCAGTACCTCGTCGTTGGTGCCGGTCGACTCGGTGTAGGTGCCGCCCTTCGCGACGACCGCCACGTCGACCGTGCCGGAGCGCGGCACGTGCTTCGTGTCGGTGCCCATCGGCTCCTGACGGAAGAACCGCTCAGCCGCGCTCTGCCGCTCGATCTGCTGAATCAGCGTCGAGCCGTACTCTTCCGGGATCCAAGCCTCGTAAGTATCGCGCGCCACGCGTCTACTCCCGTCCGTTCGTGAGTGTCTGGGGAATCCGCCCGGGCATCGCGCGCCGTGCGTCGCGTCCCCATCGCGGTAGACGCTCGACTAGCAGAGTAGCTGACGAATCGCAGGCAGACACGGCCGTCCGCCTGCGATTCGCTACCGTCAGCGCCGACCGGTCAACTGCGCCGCGAGCCGCGCCGTCGAACTCATCGCCGGAGCCTTACCGCTCCTGCCGCCATCCACGCGCCGCGAACCGGCCGGGCGCTTCGGCTTCCGGTCGTCCTCGTCCTCGTCGCCCTTGAACAGCTCCGGCATCTCTTCCTTCAACCGGTCGACCTCCGCGGCGAGGTCGTCGGCGTCGACCGAGCCCTTCTCGTCGACCGCAACGTCGTCGACTTCGAGCAGCCGGGTAAGACGGCCGACCCGATCCGGCTTCGCTCCGGCGCGCACAAGCGCACTCTCCGCGGCGGCCCGGACGAGCACCGGCCGGTACCGGGTGAACGCGCGCTCGTCGGCCTCGCGGTCACGCTCGGCGTCCGGCTTGCCGCCCGTGTCGTCGCCGCCCTTGCCGCGCTTCAGCTCGGCGAGCTCCCGCTGCACCGCGTCGAGCTGTCCCTTCAGCTCGTTGCGCTCCTTGCGCGTGGCCTTGACGGCGTTGCGCAGGCGGTCGCGCTCGCTGTCCGGCTTCGGCTTCTCGTCATCGTCGTCATCGTCGCGGTCGTCGTCCGGCTCCCGGCCGGCGTTCTTCTCGTCCTCGATGTCGACGTCGAAGTCGTCGTCTCGTGCCATGACGTGTCCTCTCTATCGGTTCGCAGGTCGCCGACGATCGGCGAACCTTCCCTGCTTGACGGCCGAGCGAGCTCGTTGCTCAACCGTCTTCGGCAGCCCGGCTCCTGCTTTCAGCAGCCGGTCGGCCGCCCGCAGGCGCACGGCGTCGGACTCGCTGTCGAGCTTGAAGCCGAGTGCCACCGATCGGCGCGCCTCTCGTTCGAGCGCCCGCGGCAGATCGGAATCCCATTCGGTCGAGTACGGCCGCACCGTGCACCGGCAGTTCGGGTGCAGTGGCGGCCCGTCGAGTCCCTTGCTGCGCTCGTCCGGCTGGTCGAGCGGTTTGTCGCCGTAGGTCAGATCGTTCGGGAACAGCTTGCCGGGCTCAACGGTCCGCCCGGCGTAGGCGAGACAGTGGACGCACGCGTCTCGCTCAGCGACCCAGAGCAGCCCGACGCCGTTCTCCGCGGCGACCGCCCGGGCTGCCGCCGTCGCCGCCTCGTTGGCCGCGGTACGGGCGGCACGTTCGAGCTCGGTCGCCGTGCGCTCCCCACCCGCGCCGAGCGCTGTGAGCGCCTTCGTGAGCGTGGTCGCGTAGTCCGGCACGAGCAGCGCGGCAGCCCGGTCCCGCCCCGCCTTGACGATCGCGGCGACGTCGTCTTCGCGGCCGGTACGGGCGTACTGCGCTGCCGTGACCGCCTTGACGTCGAAGCTCGCGGGGAACGCGTCGACCGCCGTGTCGACGCCGTGCTGCGCAGCCGCGAGAGCTCCGGCCAGGATCGCCGACCGGGCGACCGGGACCGCGGCGGCGAGAGCTCGTCGCAGCCGGGCGAGCAGGTCGGCGAGCAGCCGGCCGAGCGCGTCGAGCGACTTCGTGGCCCGGGCGGTTACCGAGCCGTACAGCTTCACCCACGCGGCCGTGAGCGCTTCGTTCAGTTCGACGAGCCGACGCCGGAGAGTCGCCGCCGCGTGGTCGGCTGCTTCCTGCTCGATGTCGAGCAGCGCGTCAGCTTCGGCGACGAGCGCGTCGAGCCGGTCGTCGTCAGCCACCGGGCGCGACCCGCTCTCGCTTCGCGGTCTGCCCGACGTCGTTCGCTGCGCGCTGAAGCAGGGCAGCGCACGTCAGCGGATCGAGCTTCGGTGTGCAGGTCACCTCGACGTCAAAGGCGCCCGTGGCGTCGCGCGTGACGGCGATCAGCACGGACGCGAACGCCTTCCGCTCACGGCGGAACTTGAGTCTCACGCCTGCTGCTCCTGCCCGGCGATGTGCTCGGCGAGCGCATTAGCCGCCTGCTGCTCGGCCTCCTCGATCGAGTCGCCCTCGCCGGTACCGGTGAAGTCGCCCGCCGAGCAGGAGTCGTCGGCGACCCAGTGGCCGTCCTCGCGCCACGATCGGGCGCTCGCGTGCTCGTGCACCAAGGGCTGCGTCATGACGTCATCAACTCGTCCTCTCCGGTGTCGGGCATCACGGACGCGATGACGTCCGAGACGTTCTGCGCCGTCAGCACGCCGAGCGCCACACCCGAGCCGAGCGACTGCACGGCCTGGCCGAGCTGCACGAGGACTTCGATGCGGCGACGCATGTCGTCCTCGTTGTGGTCGTACAACCAGCCATCGACCTGCTCGGCCGTGTAGCCCGCTTCGAGCAACGCCTGCCGGACGGGCACGCCCGCCTTGATCTTCTCGTTCGCGGTCTGCCAGCCTTCGAGGTCGTCGATGCTCTGGCCGGGCGCCCACCGCACCGACACCTCGACGTCGTAGCCGAGCACGCGCATGGCGAACTCGGACGCGTCCGAGATGACACCGCCGAAGTTCGCTTCGTGCCGCTCGCACTTCTTGAGCAGGGGCGCCTCGTCGGCGCGTTGCGCCTGACCGGACGGCATGACGCCGGTCGCTTCGAAGTAGCGCATCGGCGTGGCCGTGATCGCGCTGGCCATCCGCAGGTAAAACGTGGCCGGCTTCAGGAACGCGTCCACGTCGCCGGGGTCGAGCTGCCCGATGGCGTCGACGTTCCTCAGCAACCAGAGCTCGCCCGGCCCGGACTTCAGGTTGCTCACGTCCGACCGGGGCGCAACGGTGTCGTCGTCTTCGTCGTCGTCGAAGATGTCGGAGACGTTGCCCGTGTCGCGGCGGCCGGTGAGTGCGTACCGCTGCGGCGCCCCGTGGTAGTCGACCGTGTCCATCATGGTCGCGAGCAACTTCGTGATCGCGTCCTGCGCGCCGAACACGTCGAAGTGCTCCGGCCGCCCGTACGGCCGATCGTTCGGCCGGAGGTGGAACACGGGAACTACACCGTACGGATTCGGCACGATGTGCGCGTCGTCGGCGCCGTCGTCCTCGGGATCGTCGGCGTACGGCAGGAAGTCGGCCGGGCGGTCGCCGTTCGACTTCGGCCGGGTGACCCATCGCTCGATCCGGTCCGGGAAGTAGCAGGTCAGCCGGATGCGCTCGTCCTCGTGCCAGCACTTGGCGAAGAACATCTTCCGGCGCGGGTACTCGGGATCGTAGAAGAGTCGCGAGTGCGTGGGCGCTTCGAAGAACACGTCGACCGTGCCGTCGTCCTCACCGGGCCAGACGAGCAGGTAACCGTCGCCGTAGGCCAGCGACTTGCGGATGGCCATCGGCAACTCAAGGTCGAGCTCGTTCGCGGTGAAGACCTGCTCCTGCAACACGTCGGTCGCCGTGCTGCCGGGCGTGTCCGGCGTCGGCTCACCGTTCTCCGCGGGCTCGTCCTCGACCACGGTCACGGCCGCAATGTCGAGCCGATCCATCACGGCATCGATCGGCCGCCGCGCGATGTTGATGTTGAACCGGACGCCCGCCTTCGCGAGCGCGCGAGCGATGACCGGGTGCGCGAAAATCTCGGCTCGCGTCCCTTCGTCGTACGCGTAGGCGGTCGCGTACTCGGATGCGTGCTCGCGGATTTCCCGGACTGCGGCAACTCGGTAGTCGTCCATGTTCCCTCTCACGCCACGTATGCAGCAGTCGTACCGGTCGGCTCGGCCGCGTTCTTCTTACCGATCATCCGGTGCACACCGGAGCCGACAGCGTCGATGACGTCATCATGCGCCGTATTCGGGAACGCGAGCGCTTCAGTGCGGAACGGCAATTGTTTCCCACGAAATAAAACACGGCGACGCTGGCAGGCGGCGAGTAGGCGCGCAGCCCGGACCTCTTTCGGCTCGTGCTGATGCACGGTCATCAGCCGGACGCCGGGCGGCAGATCGTGCAGCACGGTCGCCCACACCTCTCCACCCTGGTTGGTCTCGACGAGCACGACGCTGATAGCCGGATCCGCGGCGAGCTGCGCGAGAACCCAGTTCCGGAGTTCTTCGCCGGGCGTCATCCGCAGATGCCATGTCCGCTCGACGACGACGCGTGTCGGCGTGACGAGTTTCCGCCTGCCCCGCTCGTCGGTGAGGTACGTGGCGGGCACGAGGCCGAGCACGGCTGCTCCGGTGTAGTCCGACTTCGCGGTCGAGGTGACGGCAGGGTCGAGCGAGAGAAGCCGCCGCGTGGTCGGCAGCTCGCCCGCCTCGTACAGGTCCGCGTCAGTCCAGTAGGCGCCGTTGACGGCGACCGGCCGGTTGTCCATGTTCTTCGCGTACGAGCGCGTGTGCCGGATCGACTGCAGGTAGTCGAGCGTCCACTTCGCAGGCCAGAGCGAATACTCTTCGCCGCGCGCGTCGGTCATGATCGCCGGGTAGTAGTGGACGCGGAACTTCTCGGCGTCGATCCATTCGGCGGGCGAGTCGACGTCTTCGCCTAGCTCGTGCTGAATGAGTTGATGGACGATGCCGCCCGCGATCGTCGTGGTGCCGGCGAGTACCACGTGCGCCCGGATATTGATAGGCAGGATCGCGTCGAGCAGTGTGCCGAGCCGCTTGCCGACCTGGTACAGCGAGTACGCGGCCTCGTCCGGCTCGACGTCGTCCAAGACGATGAGGTCCGGTCGGCGTTGCTCGACTTTCATGCCGAGCACGCCTTCGTCGATGCCACGAGCCGCGAAGGTGAACCCGTTTGCGCGCGTCGTCTGCTTGTCCCGATCGGCAACGGTCGCGCCTCGTGCGCGTAGCTTCGGCTCGCACAACTCCGGGAAGTCGGCGCGCAGCAGCTCGTTATTCTCCAGCTCGTTGCGGAATGTCGATAGGTGCTGCTCGGCCTGCGGACCGGAGTGAGCGAACGCGGCCACGAACTTCTTGTGCCCATGGGCGGCCGCCCACATCGGCAGTATCAGGAACAGCCAGGTCGACTTGCCGCACCCGCGTGGGGCGACGAACGCGTCCCGTTCGGTGCCGGCCTCTTCAACCGGAGCCATCCACCGCGCGGCGTACCGGGCCACGTCGAGGTGGAACTGCGAGGCCGTGATCTGGCCGGCGTCGTCGCGCAGATGGTGTCGGAGGTAGACGTACGCGAAGAGGAGCGGGCTCCGCCTCGTTGCTAGCTCACGAGCCGTGCGCCGGTCGGGTAGGTGCTGCCGCACGATCGCGGGCAGCGCGGCCAACTGGGACGTGATGGCGTCGGGCAGGCTCACAGGAACAGCGCCGTCATGACGAAGTCGAGCAGGACGAGCAGCAGCAGGAGCCGACCGCCGATCGGCAACCGGCCGGTCACTTCTTGCCCGGAGGCTGCACGGGTCGCTGCCGGTCCGGTTTCGGCCGGGTGAGCGGCCTCTTGGCCGGTCGGTCCGGGCGCGGGTTGGGCCTAGCCGGTGGGTTCTTCGGCGGCTTGGCCGGGTGCTTGTCCGTCATCCGAGGTCGCCGCGGTAGAACGCCGGGTACTCGTGCGGGTACGTCGGCATGCCGAGCTCTCGCCGTGTCTCCAGCGAGAGCGGCAGCAGGGTCGACGGCATCGGCACATACCGACGCTGCTCCTGCCACGTCAGCCCGATTTCGACGTCGGTAAGCCATCGGCCGAACGCGTCGGCGAGCTCGCTCACGACTCGACCGCATGCGTCTGCTCGAACTCGGCCATGGCCGCAAGCAGCTGCTCGTCAACGGCATCGACCACGCGCACCTTGTGCTCGACCTGCTGCGGCTGCTTGATGCCGAGCAGGTCGGAGAGCTGGTTGCTGATACCGGCCGCGGTGCGGATAGCGGCGACGTCGCCGCTCTGCACCTGCGCGTCGAGCGCGACGAGCAGGCGTTCGAGCCGGGCGGCTTCAACCTCGCGCAGCTCGGCCGCCTTCGGCGTGAGCAGATCGTTGATCCACTTCGACATCAGCCGGTACGCGGCAGCCTGGCTCATCCCGAGCTGGTCGCCGATGGCTGCCATTGAGTGGCCTGCAAGGCGCAGCTCGAACACGGTCCGCGCCTGCTCCGCGCGTTCGGCTACGTTTCCACCCTGACCTTGTGCCATGTCGTCCTCTCTCCGGCGTGCTCGGCGTCGCGCGCGAGCTGTCGGTGCCGGAGCATCGCGCGTCCGGCAGGGACGAGGTTACCGCTTCGAGCGTCGTCGTGACGGCAGGCGCCGGTAGCGGGTGCCGCGACCGCCCGGCGTCTCATGCGCCCAGCGGCGGGCGAAGCTCTTGTGCGTGGCGAAGGCCCATCGCCATTGGCGCTTGGAGCGGAACGGCACGGCTCACCTCCTGCTCGGACACCGCCCGGGTTTCGACACCGGGCGGTGCATCATCCGAGAGTAGGGCTACCCACTACAGGTACAGATAGCCAAGCCCCAGGCCGACGAGTAGACCGATCAGCGCGCCCAACCAGTAGGCGCGCGTCGCGCTCACTGCGTCGGATGCGGATACGGCGTCGTCGACTGCGACGGCACGGGCGTCGGATTGCGTGGCGCCCCACCGTTGCAGGCGAGGACGAACACGAGCAGCACGGCCGCGACCGCGGCTACGGCTCGCCGTGTCCATGCCGAGCCGTTCATGCTGCGGCCTCGAACATGCCGGGCCGGTAGACGTCGAGCGTCAGCCCGCCCTGGCGGCGTCGGTGGGAGTTGGCGCCGACCACGCGCCGCGGCAGGTAGGGGTCGCGCTCGTTCGCGACGACGGCCCAGCGGTGACGGCCGCGGGCGTGCCGCCCGGTCTGCTTCGCGTTCATGTGCCGGACGAACTGCGTCGCCCGCTGCACGTACTCGCTCAGGATGAACAGCCACGCCATGCTCATGTAAAACAGCGTCCTCATGCGTCAGCCTCGCATTCGATGATGACTTGCCGGACTTTGTTGCCGGCAATTCGTCCTCTCTTGTTCGACTCGGCCGAGCCGAACTTTCCGTCAACGTAACACACGCGCAGCACTTCGCCGCTCTTGCAGTCGTGACGCATCAGCACAACGTCGGCAATGCGTCCGGTGCGCTCGGCAACGGTGTAGCGCGCGTACTGCGCGCGGCTGGTGCAGCCCTCGGGCGTGGCGTCCATGAGTCGCGCCAGTGCCTTCGGTATCTCGTCCGGGGCAGCCGTACGCGCCGGTACCACAGTGACAACATTATCGGCTACTTTGTCCGATACCGGAAGTTTTCCACCGAGCCGCCCGTCGCCCGTGCAGTTCGGCACCCAACGCACCACCACGGGCCAGACCATCACGAGTTTGTCGCCACGCGTCGGACAGAACTCGTTCCGCTTCGGCGAGCAGCCGGACGGACGCACGGCCGGCAGCCGCCACGCCGAGCCGTGACGGTGCCACTGACGGCACCAGCCGCACCAGGCGTACCCGACAGTGCCGTGCACGTACGCGACGACGTCAGCGACCGGCTCGTCGGCCGCCACGTCGGCAGCCGCGACTTCAGCCGTGCTGGCTGACTTCAGTTCTTCAGTCACGGCCGACCCGCTGCACGTGCCAATGACCGTTGCACGGCACGACCCTGTGCTCGCCACCGTGCGAGAACGACGCAGCGATCGCAGCCGACTGCGCCGCGCTCTCGTCCTCGATCACCCGGCGCCGCTCCGGCCCACACCCGCGGCGGCTCACAGCCCGGCCGCCATCCACGCGGCCAGCACCAGCAGGGCAGCCCCCAAACCGGCGCTAATCCAGCTCAATCCGTACAGAACCTCGTGCTTCATCTCTCTGCCCGTTTCCTTGTAGTTTGGCGGTGCGCTTGACGCCTTACGGACATTCCTTGCTTGCCCGGTTCTGCGAAGGTCCGCACCACCCCACCTCCGCACCGCGCTGACCTGCACTAACAGCGGTGCGCAGGCTGTCCGCACCAGCGCGCACCGGTGGACGCAGGCGGTGCGGTGCGGGGGTCTCTATAGACCCCGCACCGCGCACCACATGTAGTTCATCTACTTATTCATCTGTCCCGGTCTGCCTTGCTTTAGCTATCTCTGAGGCTTCCGTGTCCGAAATCCGGTGGCCTCGCTCCCGCAACCAGCCCGCGATCGCCCGCCGGCCCGACGACCGCGGCAGCCCGTCGTCTCCGTCGAGCATCCGCATGAACTCGGCCCGGGCGAGCCACGCGGCCGGGCGGAAGGCGACGTCGCTCACGACGTGACGCGTCCGGCCCGGAAGCCATCCGTCCTCGGTCTGCTCGCCGTGCCGCACGAGGTGCCAGACGTCACGGCCGAGCCCGGTCCGTGAGTGAGTCCGCTTCAGCGTGAGCGAGCCGCCGTCGTGCTTGGAGAGCTCGAAGACGTGGTCGACGTCCTGCGTCTTGGCAGACGAACCGCGGGCGCCGCGCTCGGTGTCTTTGCCGAAGTGGTCGAGCCGGACCGACGCGATCCCGTTCGCCTTCAGCGGCAGCAGCGAGTGCCGGTAGAGCGCGAGCCACGTGTCCGAGTCGTTCTCGTTGCCCTCGATCATCCGCGAGACGGTGTCGAGGATGACGACACCCGCACCGCTGTCGCCGACGCTCTGTACGAGCTGCATCAAGGCGGCACCTCCCGCCCGGGTGTCCAGCGCGGGCAGCGCTGGGAAGCTGAAGTAGTGCAGGCGCGCGAGCTCGTCGGCGCTGAAGCCGAACGCGAGCGCGCGTTGCTGAATGTCCCGGGCGCCGTTCTCGAAGTCGACGTACGCGACGTCCGCGGGTGGACGGCCGACCGCCCCGAGGTACGGCCGACCGGTCGCGATCGCGTGCGCGAGCTCGAAGGCGAGCAGGCTCTTGCCCGC